TCATTTTGTTTTTGAGCTTGTAATGTTTTAGCTTGATTGTAAGCATCTGTTCCTGCAGCAATACCTCTATTAGCTAATTGTTGTTCTAAAGCAGCATTTTCACGATCAATTTGTGGCCCAAGTCTGCTCATAATAGCATCTTGATATGATTGACCAGGATTAAATCCAGTTTGTGGTAATGCAGATGTATCTACACCAGGTTGTGATAAAACATCATTAGCATAGTTTAAACCTCTATTAGCTGTATCCATTAAACCTGTATTTAATACATTTGTTTTATTTAACAAATCTTGTTGAGCAGGTGCTAATGTTTGTGTAGCAGTATATAAAGTGTTACCGTATGGATCAGTACCAGGATTAGCTGTATAAATTAAATTACCATAAGGTGTAATTTGATTTGTTCGGTTTGCAGCAGCAGTTGCTCTAGCAGCTTCTAAGTTACCAGCAGCAGTTGCATTAGCAGCACCTGTGTAATCTGGAGCTGGTGGAGCAGAACCTTTACCACCACCATAGAATGTAAAATAGTCACCTAATGCAGGCAATAACCATTTAAAATCTAACAATTTCATACTTTTTCCTTTATATATCTATCTTTAAGTTTTAACCAACGACAATCTTCAGGTGACATTGTATAAACAATGCCATCACCATCTGGGAAATAGTCTTTAAGCAATGCTTCTTGCTTAAATCCTAAGTGAACATTTACTTTTTGAGCTTTTAGATTAGCTGTAGAGACTAATCCTTTTAACTGTTTTACTTTTAATACATTGAAAGGGTAATTAAATATTGCAAAATAAAATTCCCTAGATACATGACGTGGATCATCACATCTTGAATGACTTGCGATACATGAGCCTGTATAACCATCATACATAAGGCCAGCAATTAACTGACCTTTATAAACTTGACCTATTGCTTGACAAATAGGAGTCCATGATCCGCCAGCTTTCTGACAAACCCATTCTCCTACCTCTTGTCCTTGAATTATTATAAAACTGCACCTTTTTCAATTACTATATCTGTTGAAACCCATCTTACATCTATGTTTTGTGATGCAGTACTTACAATAGGCGCACCGTAATAGCCTACGCCATTAACACCTTGCCATTGTTGTAATACTGACAAACCACCGCCCCATATACCTGAATCCCATTTAGCATTATCCCATGTTCCTATAGCTGTGGGTGTATAATTAAGGATTGTAGTAGGTGTATTTAAGTTAAAATCTACATTTATGTTTGCATAAATAGCAGGGCTTCCAGACGTTCTAAAAATGGGTTTAGCCATTGTAAAACGCTTGAGTTGTCCTGGACTATCAAATGCTGAAAATGCTTGTAATGCGTTAGCAGTAATATTGCTACCATTGTCTGAGTTTGTGTACCAAGCACGACCTACAAAGTTACTGCCACCAAAATAAGGTTGATCGTTAAACAATTCCCAACAATATGCGTTCCATCCTGTGTAATTACACCAGTTTGTAGTAATGGTGTTCATAGCATATTGTGTAATCGTATTAGGATCAGGTACATTTAACCATAATTGGTTTTCTTCTGGATAGTACATGATTTGCCATCCAAAATTAGGGCCATAATTAGATATAGCTTCTGATACTGCCCATTGTATTTTATCTGTAATAGCTACTCTAGGATCAAGCCTAGATGATTGTAATTCTGATGCTAATGGTGTAAGTCCATCTCTGCTTAAAATAAGCATATCACCACCGTATTTATACATACAGCGAGTTCCTACAGGCGCACCTAAATCCCATACACCTGCTAAAGCAAAATCTACATCTGGATCAGATCCTTTATATACAACTACTTGACCTTTAGATGTATAAACAACATAATAATCATCTACGCCATATCCAGCATCTATTGTCCATGTAGCATGTTGAACTACATAACCACCTTTATATGCAAATGAGCTTAAATCTAATGATTTAGCTGCACCACCTACAGATAATGTAGGTAAATACCATAATTTTAATGAATTTGCTTGTGTAAAAAATATTCTGTTTTTAAATAATATTGGATTATTTAATGTAGTGGTAGTAACCCCTGTTATAGCAGGAGTAGATGAACCTGTAATGCTTGTCCATGTTGTGCCATTATAAATATATGGTGTAGAAACACCATTAGCCATATATAAAAATGATCCGCCAGAAGTTGTAATATTACAATATTGCCAACGTGAATTAGCTAATCCAGACAATACTGCTGAACCTACTGCACCTTGACTTGTTACGTCATATACAGAACCACTAGATATAGCAAATAGCTTACCTACTGATCCTGTTTGATAATTCATAAGCGTATCTACTTCGCCTGGCAATCCTGTAGCCCATTGTACATAGCCATTTCTTAATTTTAGCTCTGTAGTAGCAGGAAACCAGTTAGTAAGGTAAACTGCATCTGTTGGCGGCATATCGCTAAGACTATCTCTTGCGTTCCACCCACCTACCGGTGCTGGTAATGATACGCTTCCTGATGATTGTTTTTTTACTGGAAACATATTATTTATTGTCCGTAATTAGCGTCAGGTATATTTTCAAATCCAATTAAAACTGATCCAGGTACTGGAGCAAAACTTAATGTAGCAGAACCAGAATCATTAGATTTAGCTAATGATAATTCCTTAATATAATCTCTAGTAAATGCTGTTGCATCAAAACCTTTAATTTCAAAGTATTTCTTTTTAAGAGCAGATACCATTAAACGATCAGGGAATATACAAGTATCTGAATCTGCTAAAAATGATGTTTGTGGTGTGCCTGAAGCTGAATCAGCCCAAGCATTACTCATGTATTCAAAACCTAGATATTCATTAGTATTCATTGCAGGCCATACTTGGAAGTATCCACCTAAAATTCTGTAACGGATTCTAGGGCCTGTTGAAATATAGCTAGACTTCAAGAATTGCCATTGTTGCGCACTTGTTGGGCCTAACATTTCCCAGCGTTTAGACTTGTCGTAATGTGTACGATCTACTTGTCTATCCCAATCGCTAGGTAATGGATATTTAGCTTGTGAAAAATAAATTGTAAATACACCGCTTTGTGTAGCGGCTTGTGATAATGTTAATGAATTAGCACCTGTAACAGTATTAACATAAGTATCTTGATTAATACCTGTACCTGTCACTATCCATAAATTACTTAACCCTGTGGTTGATTCTACAGTTGTTACATTGACAGAATTAGCCACAAGGGTACAAGTAAGTGTTTCATATTGAGTATAAAATCTATATTCTTTATCTAATGCTTCCCAATTATGATCTCTTTGAATCTCATAACCTACTGAGTTCATTAAAGCATAAATTTGAACAACATCTGCCGCAGTATTGCCTACTACTTGTGTAGGCTGAGTTAAACCCATTTCACCTGTAGCTTGCTGAACGAGTTGCAATAGAGTTGTTGCCATTTATTATTCCTTTTTAGGTTCTTTCGTTTCTGATTTCACTTCAGTTTTATCAGATTTAGCCTTTTCCTCTACCATTTTTGCTAATCTTGTCATTTGATCTTTAAGATCAGCAATTTCTTGCTCTCTTAATTTAAGTTCTTCTGACTGTCTTTGTGCAAATGATGAATCTTTAGCATTTTCTAAAAACGCTTGAGCTTTATCTCTTAGTGCTAATGGTGACATACCTGCTGTCATACCAATTGCCATAATTTGTTGATCTGAAGCTGCTGCCACTTGTTCTACTGTATAGAACTTGAAGTGTTTTAATTCTGTAGCTTGAGCTGCGTTTAGGATTGGCCAATCTCTTAATATTGTGCCTTGCACGTTATCAGGATTGTTATTGCCATCCGCTTTTTCATTTAAGTAAATAGCCCATTGTTGTGGGAATCTAGCTTTATGTCCGTTATTGACAAATGTTTCAATAATACTTGTTTGATTGCCTGGAACTTCAATTCTAACAAAGTCAGCCATGTAGCTAATTGGTCTGCCTTCTTTATTGGTTAGAAAATCATTTTGTACTTCTTTACTATAAAATCTTACTGCTAATGCGCCTGTGTCTGACATTTAATTCTCCAAAGTAGTTTGGTTTGTCAAGCCTACTCACCATGAATAGACTTGAGAAACCCCCCTATTGCTAGGGGAGTACTTATTACTATACAGATGTTGCGTAGAACCAGCCATAGTCACCAGTTACCATGTCAGTAGCTGGAGATGTATAAGAACCACCTGAAGCTGTTACAAGGAACGTAGTAGCATTAACTGTACATGCAGTTGTTGAAGCTGTGATTGAAGCATTAGCTTTACCAAATACATATCTCTTACCATCTGAACCCCAAACTTGCACACCTAATAATTGGTTAGCAACTTGTTGTCCAGCAGTAATTGCTGCTGCTGTTACTGTGTTTGTTAAATCAATCCCTACTAAAGGGGTTACTGAAAAAGCCATGTTATATTCTCCCTTTAATTAAGCTGTTAGAACGCCGTTAAATTGTGCGCCTGAAGCTGTAAGATTACCAGCCCAACCGATTAATTTAACAATAGCGTCTTGGTTTACAGATTGACGTTCACCACCGATTGGCACAAAGTTTCTGTCTTTGTGAGGGCGGAAGAAAATGTAGTCTGTGTTTAAGAAATACATGTGGTTAGCTGGTTCTTGCGCACCAATACCGCCACCAAGTACCACGTCAGCAGATGTACCACCACCGTAGAATTTAAGTGAAGCGAAACCTGAACCGGCCATTTCTGGATCAGTTACACGTTGGATTGCTTGTAAGCTGTTTACATATAGATTGTAGTAGTTGTTATCTGCAACGATTAAGTCAGCCTTATCAGTACCACGAACTAGCTTAATAGCTAATTGAGTCATGTAAGATTGAATGTTAGCTGCTGAAACTGCTGCACCACCGTTAGTTACGCCAGAAAACGCTTGGTTTCTCCAGAATGACCATGTAGCACGATTGATAGCACCGTAAGTACCTGATGATGGGCTATCAGCAACTGCTGCTGCTAAACCTGTCAAGTTCTTACCACCGTTACCTGTACCATCACCATAAAGGTCAAGGTTGATACGGTTAGCTAATTGTGCTTCTGCTACTTTGATACGACCTTCTAGTAAGTCAATGATTGCTTCTTTACCAGAGTTTTGTAACATTTCAAGACCAGAAATAGTAACTGCTGAAGCGTATTGAGCAATGCTGAATTGAGCTGCAGAAATTGGGCTATTTG